CCCAAGCTGCACCCCCAGCGCCCCAAGCTGCACCCCCAGCGCCCGTGCCAAAACCGGCATCTCCATCTATGCTGGATAGCGTCGGTAATGTAATGAACACCGTACGGGATTGGGCGACTGGGGTTCCTATAAATGTTGGGGATGTAGGTAAGTCAGTGTTAGAGGGCAAAAAAATGCCCGAGGCTCCGTACAACGAAGAGGAACTAAACCGCCTGTCTAACCGTAAGTATGCTGAGCAACAAAACAAAATCCAAACTGCCCCAAACATGACTCAAGGCATTAGGGTCGTCCCTTCTGCTGCCACAATTTCTGGTGAAAAAATGCAGGGCGCTAGCTTTCCTGCTCGTGTTACGGCGAAAGCTTTAGTAGGTGGTGAAAAAGGTATAGCAGGGCTTTATCGTCTTGCGGGGGATGTAACAGGAAACGAAACTTTTCAAGAAATTGGCCGGGGCGCGGGATTAAATGCAGAAGAGCGCGAAGCAGCAATGGGGCCAGCTAGGACTGGTGGTGTTGAAGGTTTTGGGCCTAAGAGTGTTGTACCTACGCTAACTAACTACTTAACTAGCCAAGGCGAATCGGCTGCGTCCGGTGCAGCACAAATATTAGCTCTTTCCGCATTTGGCCCCGAAGCTGCTGCTCCTTTGTTTGGGGTAATGATTGGTTCCCAACAGTATTCAAAAGCAAGAGAGCAAGGTAAAACACCGCTTGAAGCATTTGGAAATGCCGTCCCCTCTGGCGCGTTTGCGTTAGTAAGCAACAAACTTATTGGGCTTGACAAAGTTGGTAACTCTATAAAAACACTTTTAGATCAAAACGCATCTATCGAACTTAAAAAACTTGCGGGCAATCAATTATTGCAAGCGGGTGTAAGGGAAGTCCCTGTTTCACTGGTTCAATATTCAGGACAAGCAGGTGTTGATTTGCTCCCCGGTATTGGTTTGAATCCAAACCTTACAATGGAAGAGTTCATAGATGGGTTGCGTGATACTGCCATCCAAGCAGGGATGATGGGTGTTGGACTCCGTGGAGCAGGGAAAGCAGCGGGCAAAATACTTGATTTGACCAAACCTATAGCTGACCCTAGCAAAATAATTAAGCTTTCAGAAGAACCTGCCGCTCCTGCCGCTCCTGCCGCTCCTGCCGCTCCTGCTGCTCCTGCTGCTCCTGCTGCTCCTGCCGCTCCTGCTCCCGTGCAAAGAGTAGAACCAAAACTCACACGGAAAAAATTACCTGCCTCTAAAGGTGCTGAACCTGTACTTACACCGGAAGCCCAAATTGCCCCAGTACCGGGGAGAGTAGAGCCTAACCTTGAAGAAGTACAACCGCCAGCCGAAGCTGCGCCAACAGAAGGAAGAGTAGAACCTAAGCTTACCGACGAAGCGTTAACTACTACTGCGCTAATACCTACGGTTGATGCTAACTTTGCGGCGCTTGTAGCGGACTTCCGCAAAAAAGGTTACATGACTGATGATGCCGAACGCCTTGCACGGGTGGCATTTGAAGAACAAGCTGACCCTCAACGTGTTGAGCAACTTAGAATCGACATGGTTTCTGCTGGGGAAAACCCACAGACAGCCCACAACAAAGCAGTTGAACAAGCTGTGCAGGAAGCCCTAGATGCAAAACAAGCAGACCAACAAGGAGCGACAAATGTTGCAAGACCTGTCCCAGATACAACTGGAGTCGGCGATGAAAGTGCTGTACAACCCCTACCCGATGCTGCCACCACCGAAGGACTTGGAGCACCTAAACGAGATGGAGTGGTTTCTACTGAGCAGGATGTTGGAGAGCTTGCTGAAGGAAAAGGAAAGCCAGCCCCTGCAATAGTCCCACCACCTCCACCGCCGCCTCCCCGTGCAAAAGTGGAAAGAACTCAAGAAGAAACTGATGCAATAAACGCGCTTGACGCAACCCGAAATACAGAAACCAAAGGAAAACCAAGTGGCATTAAAACCGTTGAAACCGTCGAAGCAAAAGCGCAAGAACAAAAAGCACCAGCAGCCGGAGTAAGCAAACGTGGTCGGCCAAAGGCTGAACTTACGGAAGAAGAAAAGGCACAGAAAGCTGACGAGCGTAAGACCGCTAGACGTGAGTACATGAAGGGTGAGCGCACTCTACCCAAAGTCTTAGGCAAACTTGACAAAGCTAACGAAGACATCAAGCCCGAAGATGTTGAAAGTGAAGCCGACGTAATCAATCAGTCGCGTGAAAAGCAAGGTGACAAACGTGATGCTATCAATGATCTGCTTGATCTTGAGGCTAAACATCGTGGTACTGAGTTAGGCAAACGCATCAAAGAAGTACTTAACGATACTTCCCGCATCTCTAAAAAAGAGCTTGATGACATTATCAAGGGCCGTAAAGTCAAAGCGCAAGAACGCGCCTCTAAAAGCAATGCTGGTAATGTAGAAGCTGAAGCGCCAAACGAAGGGTTTAAAAAGGATACCAATGCTAGCCAAGCTCTTAAACGCATCATAGATACCGGTACCCCATTCCAAGCTTTCTTGGCTAAACGTTTGCTGCCCTTTGTAATGAATACCAAGTTTATAGTGGTAGAAGAAAGCGAGCCGTTACCTGAGCAACTGGAGCGGCACAAAGAAGCTTGGGGCGAAGATGAAAACCGTTCTCGTGGTGTTTACATAGAGAACAGAGCTACTGGTGAAAAAACTATCTATGTGCGCGGTTCAAGTGGCGGTGAGTACCAAGGCATAAACCCCACGGTTGTTGCGCATGAAGTGCTTCATGCAGCGTTACAGCAAAAACTCTCTCTTGCTAAATTAGCTTTTGACAGGGGCTTTTCTGGCGATGCAAAACTGACCCGTGCGTATACCGATCTGGTCAAGGTAATGAAAAATGCGGAAGCAGAGTACAACCGACTAGAAAGCGAAGGCAAATTACCAGAAGGTATAGTTGACTTAAAAAATAAGTCGGAGGCATTCTCTAACCCGCATGAGTTCATATCCTACGGTATGACTGACCCTGCTTTCCAAAAATTCCTGATGGGTGCTGAAGGGATGAAGGAAAAAGGTGAGTTCGTAGGGGAAAAACTGATTCAGCCGTTGTCCTCGCTTTACAACAAGTTTGTAAACACAATGCGCGAACTACTCGGCATGACACCTGACAAGTTCAATGCGTTGTCTGATCTGATTGCAGTTACTGACAAAGTGCTATCTTCTAGGCTGACCCCTGACATGCAGATGGTTGCTAAGTCGGAGCGCAAGCTAGCTAGTGAAGCAGCTAAGGGTAAAGAAGAAGTCGCTTTGGAAGCTAAGAAAGCCTCCAAAAAAATTACCGCTATTCAGCGCAAAATACAAAAAAGCAAAGATGCGCAGGAAACTATAGATGGTATTGACTCTCTCATTGGGATGCGTGACCCTAGAGTTTTCTTAGACACACTCAAAGCTATTTGGAGTGGGCTCAATGTTAAAAAACTACAAGCCCTGTTACCTGCTATACAAACTAATGTACTAGCAGAGTGGGGCAAAAATCTTGGCATAACTAACATGGATAGGGCTACTCGTCTTATGGATGACATGGATTCCATGCGCTCCAAAATGTTAAGCGGTGCCGCTAATGTTGTAGAAAAATGGCTTGAAATAAATTCGGGTATGTACGGTAAGTACATCAAAGGTAAGCGAAACGAGCTAATTGATTTGTCTGCTGTAATGCACTACAGCACGGATAAAGGCATAGACCCGTCTAACAATACAAAAGACCCCGTACTTAACAAGATGTGGAATGGCCTTAGCGATACCGCTAAGGAAGTGTACGCAGAAGTGCGTGATTTTTATAAATCTAACTATGATTTATATCGCACTTTATTAAACGAGCGCATTAATAACCTAAAGATTCCCGGTGACCCAAACAATCCTGATACACCTAAAGGGCAGTTGATGGTAGAGATCAAGAAGATGTACGAGGCAGGTAAAAAGCTTGCTCCGTATTTCCCACTGATGCGCTATGGCGATTACTGGTTGCGCATAGGTTCTGGCAAGAAAAAAGAGTTCTACATGTTTGAAAGCGTGGTCGATAGAGAACTCTTTATGCGTAAGCAGGTGCGTCAATTAAACGCAGAGGGCGACGCTCGCACTTTAGACCAGATGAAAGGTGACGAAGATATCGAAACCGGTAATGACTTAACCGCACTGCGCAACAAAAGCATTGATAACAACTCGGCCCCGCTACTCAAAGAAATTTTTGAGTTAATTGGGAATAGCCTAGAGAACGTAGAAGCAGAAAAACTGAAGGACCAAATCTATCAGTTGTACTTGCAGACAATGCCTGAGCAGAGTTTCCGTCGGCAGTTTATTCACCGCAAAGGTACGGCTGGTTTTTCAGGGGATGCTCTGCGCAACTTTATCACCTCGTCCACAAACATGGCAAGCCAGCTTGCTCGGTTGAAGTACAGCCAGCCGCTGTTGCTTGCAATAGATTCTGCTAAAGAAGGGCTTAAAGGCAACCCAGAAAAAGATAAGCTAGTAATGCTAGTAGATGAACTTGGAAAACGTGTCGAGCTAGATATCGCTCCACCCCCAATAGATTCTATGGCCCGTGGTGTAGCAAACTTTGCAAACAAGTCGGCGTTTCTATACTTTATGACTTCGGTAAAAACCGCAGTTGTACAGGCAGCTTCTTTACCGGTCATGGGACTGCCCGTGCTGTTGTCTCGTCATAGCGCCCCCAGTGTGTTTCTCGAAATGGGCAAAATGATGACGGTATATAACGATGTCGGCGTCAGAGATAAAGATGGCAAGTTCTCTATGCCGACGCTCTTAAATTCTAGTAGAGTTAAGCTTAATCCAGAAGAGCAGCGGGCTGGTGAAGCCATGATAGATAGGGGTATTAGCGAAGTCACAATGACTTATGACCTAATGGACCGCCGTAGTACTCCAACTGCAAAGTATTCCGGTGCGTGGAGGACTGCAACTAACATGATGGGCGCACTATTTCATCACGTAGAGCGCTTGAACCGCGAAGTTATGTTTATGACTTCCTTCCGTTTAAGTCGCAAAGAGGGTATGTCTTTTGATGACGCAGTAGAGCAAGCAGTCAAAGATACCCACGACTCGCTCGGCAACTTCAAAGAAAGCAATCGTGGTCGAATTATGCGTGGCCCGCTTGGTCGTACCCTGTTGCAATTTAAATCATACCCAACCTTTGTAACCACTTACTTTACACGTAATGCTTACCGCATGATGGCTGGTATGGATAGCGCGGCTAAAAAAGAAGCGGCTATACAGTTCTTTGGTTCTTTAGCTATGTCTGGATTAATAGCTGGTTACGTTGGCATACCGGGTATCAGTGCTGCTATGGGCGCTGTACAGGGAATTATCAACCAAATGCGGGATGAAGATGACGATGACCCATTAGAAGAACGCGATCTAGAAACATATTTCCGCAATGTAGTTATACCTCGTATGTTTGGTGAGGCCCAGATTGGGGGCTATAAGATTTCGGAATTACTGGATGCTGGTGTGTTAGATACGCTTACTGGGTACAACATGTCTAACAGCTTGTCTATGAACAACATGTGGTTCCCAGACCAAAAAGAACAAGCTACCGAGGTAGCCACTGCGCAGCAATACGCGCTATCTATGGCTGGCCCATTTGCTAGTTTGATGCTTAATCAAATACCGTCGGCAATAGATTCGTTCAAGCAGGGTAAAACATTACAGGGTATAGAGAAACTTTTACCCGCTGTGTTACGCGCTCCAGTAACTGCATATAGGTATAGCCAAGAAGGTGTTCGTACCAGTACAGGAGCAGTGATTAAAGAACCTGAAGAATTTACTAAAGCGCAATTGATCGCACAAGGACTCGGCGCACGCACTACGGGGCTTGCTTCCCAGCAAGAAGCTCTATTTAAAGCTAATGCGCTTAAAGCTAAGGTCATACAGGAAAAAGGGGAGTTGATTAAACGGTTAGATAGAGAGGCCGAATTGGGTAGCGACAAAGCAGTAGATGATGCTATTGGAAACGTGCTTAAATTTAACTACCGCAATCCTGCAAACGGAGTCAATACAGACGACCTACCCAATATGCTGCAAAAGCGTTTAGAACAGCGGCTTAAATCTTACCGTGGGTTTCCAATTGAAGAAAAGTTCTATCCTGCTTTGGCTGATCTGCTTGATGTGCCGATTGGAAAACTGGAACGCGAAGCGGCGAAGGAATGAAAAAACCCCCGGTGGTAAGCCGGGAGTAAAAGGAGAACACATGACAGTCGGCAACTGCTTACCAACAGTTTAGTTTAGCTCATAGTCTCCACACTCGCAAACCTTTTATGCCATCCTCAACTATCAACTTTGTTATGATTTTTAGTTTGAGTCGGCGAGCTACTCGGCCAAGTTCTGCTCTTGCTTCCACATGGTCAATGCAGGGTACAAAAAAGGAATACCCCTTGCGGAACTTAGCCCAATTGACGTTATAGCTTACTGTCTCTATCTTCATTTCCACTAGCCTCTATCTGTATAAAGTCAGACTGCGAAGCATCGAACAACAGCGCACGAACCGCAGGGGAAACAACCTTCATCCCTTTAGCCATGCGCTTATTAACAGCGTCTTTAAACATACCGGCATCCTTCAACTGCTTCAGTAGTTCCTTGTAGTTGATTTGACGGTCAACACAAAAGTCTTTAAACGCTTTGGCAGTCACCCATAGCTGCTTTGTATCGGGTTCGTATCGTATGTAGAGTGGGCCTTTGGGCTCCAGAGTTGGCATAGGCAGCATGTTGTTTCTAGCATCGTTCTCACCATTGACCACCAATGCGTTGTTCATGTGGGAGTTGATGTAGTCACCCAGAGAAGCGACTGGGTTAATAGATGGGGGTCGAATGTCCTCCCGCATCTCACCAAGCATACCTTTAAGCCAGCTATATACCTTCCCCATATCATAATCGTGCAGCTTCAAACTTCTAGCAATTAAGCCACCTGCTATGTTGCAGGCTGCAACGGCTGACCAAAACCTTTCCCGTGCGGTGAACTGCACTTCTTTATCCAGCTTTGCCTGTATTTGGCGCACTAAGTCTTTGGCATCTTCAAGGTTGTTTACCAACCACTGAGCATAGATTTCCCCTGCGTGTCCATAGTTCTCCCGCAATTGATGGTCAAACATGTGCTTACCCTCGGCAACATTTATGATGTCTGTGGGCTTAATCTCATACTCTAGCAACCGCATTGATTCACCATCTGGTGAGTCCTTAGCTGCCCCAAGCTTTTGGTAAAAACTAGCGTTAGAAGAAGATAGGGTTATACCTTGCCAACTTGTGTGATTGATTCGCTCTTCATTAACCGAGCCCTTCATTTTGTTCTTACCCCGCCCCTGCGAAATGCTATAAGACAAGTCAGAGAACTCCATCGGACTCGTATTGGTAATCTCGTCAATGGTATTGGGCAGGTTGTTCATTACACCAAGTCGGTGCATCTTTGCGTTAAATGTGTCTTTCCAAATAGAAGCAAGCTTTGTAGGGTGCCCCCACACGCTGTTGCACATAAAGAGTGCTGTCGATTTGCCTGAGCCTGAGCTACTGTGGATGACATTGATGATTGCCCCCGACATGCCGGTAAATTTCAACAAGGGGGAGCCGAATGCGGTGAGGGCTGCAAATGCGTGAGGTTCAAGCCCCGGCTTGGCGTACATGTTAAACACCTGCTTCCATAGCTCAAAGCTGCCATGCTCGTTGAGGTTCTCAGCAACCGTCCTAGTTATGTGCGAAGGCGGGCTATAGAACACCCCATCCTTTGTAATCTCTCGTTCGCCGAGAATGAACTTGCTATCGTTGTCGGCCCAACCAAATTGAGTTCTCATAATTTCTGCTTTCTTTACTACTTGTAAGTTTTTTACCGAAGTCATTATGTAAGTACACATGAGGTCAACCTGTTTGGTAAACAAGCCTACGCCTCTACTTGCTAATGCTTCACGAAGTTTTTCCTTTGATGAAATCACACCTAACGGGATAGAGAATTCCTTCATGCCATCTCGCGGTAGGTGCAATCTAAACAACAGGGTCTCACCGATGTCAGGGTCAGTCAGCCTCTTAATGATGTACAAGTCGTGCTCATACACCAAAGCCGGGTCTGCCTCTTCACCTTCAGCGGGTCTACAGTAGACCCCGCCATTCTTGCCACGGAAAAATGGAAACGGATACTCAGGTACTTGTACAACTTCCACTTCACCGTCGGTTTCAACCTCAAGCTCACCGTCATCGGCTTCTTCAATCTCAACGCCCAATACGATGGGGGACTTTATGTTCCCCTTGTGCTTACATCCATCGCACCCACCGGGGTTCTGCTTCTCAAACGTAGCGCAATGGTGTGGGCCTCCAGTACGTTGTATGTCATCTACTTTATGTTCAGTTTTGTACCTGTCATAGTCAGGATGCTCCGCAGACATTTTGTGTACCGCAGAGTCTCTATCCACGCAAAAGGTTGCTATGGAAAGCGCAGAGCGCCATAAGTTGTAGTCGAGTGTGGCTTGGTTCTCGTAGCAATAAAGAAGTTGGTTACAACCTTCCCCTGCTGCGGACTTCATCATTATTGTTTTAAATCGCTTGATCTTATTCTGTAGCACGGACTCCATCAAAGGACTCATGCTGCGGGGTATAAAGTCAGGCTTCTCTTCTACCGGCTGTGGTTCCGGTGCTCCGAGAATGTCGCGTAATTGGGCATAGGATATACGCTCGCTTACTTCATTAAGTACAGTTACCTCTATAGGTTCATCCTGTTTAAAGTTAAATGTACCGGGTATGCGCAGTACTCGGGATGCTTCAAATACAGAAGGGTCAACAATCAACCCCTGCTCAACGCACAACTCACGAAGGCGGTTAGCAATGGGCTCCCAACTTAGTCGGTCAATGGTTTCTTCTAGCAGCCAATATGCGTGGATGCCGTAACCTGAACTAACCAAAATTGGGCGTGGTAATCCTACTCTAGAACAAAACTTTTTGAATTCGGTAAGACCTGTGGCTTGGTCAATATAACCTTTGATGACGCCCTTATCATCAGGTGCAGCCTTTGTGGGGCCGCAATCAATATCCATCCACAGTGCGCGAAAGTACGTGGCATTTTTGTGTGTACGGTTGTTAAGCGGGCCGAACTTGGCGCACCCAAAATACACATCAAACTTTCCACCTACAAGCGTCTTTGCCTGTTCGTCTACCTCTGCTCTTGTATCATAAAACTTTTGATCCGAATATCGCCCTAACCCTAGTACACAGTACCTACCCTCAGCGGGAAGTACAGCGTCCAATAGGTCAAAAGTGGGCATTGTGTTTCTTTTAGAGACAGCTACGCTGGGGGCGATGCCCCCAAACATTCGCTTGGGTTTATTTGAGCTTTTTAAGCTTGGGCAAAAGTACGGCGATACGCTGGCAATGATTCACGCTGGGGGAGCGAGCTCCCCAAAACCAGTTGTAAACCGTTGTCCGACTTACACCAATTTTTCCAGCTACATAACTGACAGGTATGCCGTACTCAATGCAACGTGAACCAAGGAGAACGCCCCACGAACTAGGGTCTGCCGTTTTATTGGCTTCTACAAGTCGTTGGCTATATCCGTAGCTCATGGATTACTCCTCGTCGCTCCAAGCTTTTACTACCGAGTCAAGGTCTTTTCTAGTGACCGGCACAGCAGGCGCTTTCGATGCCCGCTTCACTGGCTCACCAATAGGGTCTTCGGCTTTAGGCGCAGGGGCTCTAGGGGCTTCCAACTTAGGCGCACGTCCCGATACATCCGCTTGATACGGAGTCATAACTACCATCTTCTGAACTTCCGGTAATGCGGCTACCTTACTAGTTACAGCGTACTGCGCTTTGTTAATGTAACCAGTCGGCGTGAACAGAACGGATTGGTTGTCGTTCTCTTCGTTGAAGCTGATCTGTGTAATAACGTAGTCCAAGCTCTTGCCGTTGTTGCTCAAGTACTTAGAGTAGTTTTCAAACGTATGGGTATTGTCCCCTGCGCTATCACCAAACAAAGACTTAGATGCCAAGTTCATTTGATACACAGAACCTTCTAAAGAAGTATTAAAGTCTTCAACCAAAGTCAGTGCAATGCGGCGGGAATACCGGCAAGCTTTGGAGTTACCTTGGCCCGAACCTTTGATGTTCTGATTGCAACTATCGCAGCGCTCTGCTTGGGGGTTTGTTGAACCTGCATCGGGAGCACGTCCATCGTTAGAGAAGCAGTCAGGCGCAGTCGGCTCGGCATCAGGAGTCCATGCTTGCGCGTAGAAAATACGTCCAACATGGGGGGATGCGTTAACAACAATAGTATCAAGGTCGCCCTTAACTTTACCCATCTCTTCGCCGCCTACCATTTTGCGGAATATGCCGTTCTTAGGGACAATACGTTTAACCCCGCTACGGCCAGCCAATTGCTTCGTAAGCTCACTGACTCCAGCAGTTTGCAAGAAGTCGGGTAACGATTGGTCAAGAATAGTCAAATTACTCATTTAGTTTCACCTTTTAAAAAATCATAAATCTGCTGTGCGCCAGTCAATATGTTGTCTAAGTTATCCATAGCCAACGGTTCCATTTCTTGGTCGGATAACAGTACGTTCTCCGATATCTGCAAAATAAATTGCAACGCACGTACTTTCAATTCTGAATCTGCCATTTCATTTTTCCTTTGCTCGTCTAACTACCACGGTGTATTCGCTTTCGACGTTCATGCCTTTTGGGTAAACATCGGGATTCTCAACAAGAAAGTCCTTCATGTTTGTTTGATGAAGTCGTTTCTCCAATAGGCCAAATGCACTGTGCTCCTCGATGAAGTTGTACATTGAATCCCAATCATTAGTCCAATACCGTGACTTAACTGAACGAATGATCGTGCCATGTTCTGTGCGGATGCTGTCGGCGTTCATGCTTTTGCATACATCAAGCATCTCTGTAGCCAGCACTTTCATCTGCTCTTCCAAGTCAGAATCCGTGGCCTCAAATGCTCGTTTGTCTTCAGCGCGTTTGTCGCGTATGCGTATGTAGAGCGCAGCTAACTTGTCAACTGACACTCTCGGTGCTTCTAGAACTTCTTCCATCTAATTCTCCTAATTGGTTAAGGTGTGGGTGACTCCCCACGCATCTAATGTATCACAGGATTGAACATTGTCAAGGGGCTCCCATGATTTCTTGTTGGTACAGATCAATTATTTTGTTATGATTTGTGATGTTTCCACGCAGTAAACTGTATAAGCGGGCCTCTACTGGACTACCCGTTATGTGTACTACGGTCATAGGGTTGCGCTGCCCCGGCCTATCAATACGCGCATTGGCTTGGAGGTAGGTCTCTACGCTGGAGGTGGGAGCGTACCAAATAACAGTGTTAGCCGCAGTTAGGGTTAACCCGTGGGATGCAGCTTGCGGCTGGATGATTAGCACTTTGGGGTCAGGGTTGTTCTGAAACTCTTTAACGATCTCGGCTCGGCGGTTTGCCGACACTGCCCCATTGATTGTGTCGCATGTGATATGGTGCTTAGCTAGGTACTTGTTTAGAAGTTCAATGGTGTGCGTGAAGGGAACAAACACCAGCACCTTGTGGCTCGACTCATCAATGATCTCTTTGACCACTTGCAATCGGTTGGACACGTCAAACTCTATTACTTCTTTGTTATCCGAGTACACTGCGCCGCCAGATATCTGAAGCAGCTTGTTGATTTTTACTGCTGAGTTGACCGCAGAGATTTCTTCCCCTGCTGCCTCAAAAAGCATCTGCTTCTTTAATACGTTGTAGTACTTAACTTGCTGTGGGGTGAGGGGGGCTTCGCGCTCTACAAAAGTTACATCGGGCAAGTCCAAACACTGGGACTTCTCAAACCTGATGGCTGGTTGCAGCACAGTGTGTACTGTAGTCTTAGCAGAGTCTTTGGGTATCCAGCGGTAGTCACTGATCTTGTACATGACCGAATCCCTGAACTGCCCGAAAAACAAAGGCACTCCTTTGGGGTTCACCAATTTAGCTAGCCCATACGCATCTACGGGGGACTGCGCTGCTGGAGTACCTGTCAGCATCCATAACCCTTTGATGCTACGGCTCAGGTCGCGCATGGTTTTCCATCTGTCAGTCTGCGCGTTCTTGTAGGCTGATGCCTCGTCTACGACGATTAGGTCAAATCCACCGTCTAAGATTTCTTTCTTGATGATCTGCACACCATCAAAGTTGACTATGACAAACTCAGCATTGCTCTGCAAAATGCGCTTGCGTTTCTCACGATCACCATGCGCTACAGCTACTCTGCGGTGTATAGCAAACTTAAACAAGTCCTCTTGCCATGCCGCCTTCATAACCGACAAGGGGCAGACAATCAATACGCGCTTAATTACCCTTACTTGCATCAAGTAGTCAACCGCCCAAATCACTGATGCCGTTTTACCTGTGCCCTGCTCGTTGAAGCAAAAGGCTTTACGGTTGTTTATTAAAAATTCTGAAGTGGACTTCTGATGATCGAACGGTGTAAAACCGTGTGGCCTAGGCCATTCGTATTCTGATAGGTTCATTTTTTCTTTGGTTTGTTGACCTTGACTGTGTGGTCTGAGTTGCGGCTAAAGGAACGGTTGGCACTCGGTGCTTTTAGCTTCAAGTTGCTTGGCGCATTAGTACCACCTTTGGATAGCGGTATGGCATGGTCTATGTCTTTACCTGTACGGTCAATACCCTTAGCATCCATTTCGTTTCGAGCACGTTGGCGCTCCATGCGCTTTGGCAATTCGCCTCGCTCTACTTGCTGCTGGTATTCTTTTTTGTATGGTCTTGGTTTATTGACGTAGGGCATCATTAGCTCCTGTTGTATTCACAATCTTTAACTGCACAGAACTTACACAGCGGGCCGCTCTTAGGGTTCCACACACCATTTTCTTTCGCGGTCTCAATCCTTGCAACATCCTTAGCTGGTGTTTCCATGTACTTAACAAACATCTCTTTGTGGTGAATAGCCTTTACAAATTCTTTAGAAACTGTAAACACTAGCGCCGATTTAATCTTCTCCAGTTGGGGGAATTTGGCGAACAGGCCACAAGCTACAAGATCGAGTTGCTTCACGTCCGCATATCTCGCACTCTTGCTTGTCTTGTAGTCCACCGAGTGAGCTATCTTCTTCCCCTGATTGATAATCACCAAGTCGGCTATTCCATGCCACCATACATTCGGTGCATCGAAATCGCAGCTTTCTAAGTTCTCTGTCAACCCAAGCTTTACTTCGCATAACTTCTCCCCCGGTATCGCTTTTAATATGTCCAGCGTTGGTTTCATGTAGTCAAACGCAGGGGGGATCGGGGTTCCATCACGTATGTATTCTTCGGCAACAGTATGTGCCGTTTTGCCGTACAACGTATCTTTTGTGTCAGGCTCAACCACATCCCTAGCTATCTTGGTGTGATAGTACTTCCGAGGGCATTGTTGAAATGTCTTTAAGCTACTGAATGACCATACGACACTAGCAGTCCCCATAGCTTTTTCCATATCCAGCCTCACAGTTCAAAGGTAGTTCAAGCGCCCACTTGGGGCGTACGCGCATACATAGTTCGATGTACTCTTTAGCAGTTTCTGTTTCATTTTCAGGCACTACACAAGCAATAGCATCATGTACCGTCATCACCACTTTGTACTTCTTGGCAATCATAAGCATCTGCTCACCGATCACAATACGAGCAAGGGCTTGGCACATGTTCTCAATCACTTTACCACCATATATGCGGTTAGGTATAGTGGTTTTACCCTTTTTAGTGTCGTAAACCAATTCGGATTTACCAGTATCAGGGTCGGTGCGCTTACGTAAGTTGGGGTACTTGAGGTACAGACCATTAGGCAGCAAAGTACCATCCCTACCATCTACTTTTAGGATGCCGCCCCTACCAAAATCCATTGCGTTGCCACGCAAAATGCTCTCCAGTGCTTGCCCTGCGGTTTTCCATAGCTCTGTAATCTTTGGGTAAGTCTGACGGTAGGTATCAATGATGCGCTTGGCTTCATCTAACCCAACCTCAACACCAAAGTTTTTAAGCTGCATTTGGAACTTAGCCGCCCCCATGCCGTACCCTGCACCAAGAATGGTTGTCTTACCTACAAACCGCTCATCTTTAGTAATTTCGCTCTCGGGCTTGCCGTAGATAGCCGAGGCCATTATTTTGTATACGTCCTCACCATCCTCAAACGCTTGAACCAAATCATCCTGCCCTGCTAGCCATGCTAACGTACGGGCTTCAATCTGAGAAGAGTCTGAGTCGATGATTACGTAACCAACTGGCGCAATGATGGCTTGTTTGAGTTGGGAATTGCGTGGTAGGTTTTGGAGGTTCAATTTGTCATCACCGCCCCAACGCCCTGTGTGCGCTGCATAGTAGCGTAGGGGAACTGGCATAAGTCCTCGGCTGGCAATCCCAATAAACCGCTCGGTTCGTGTCTCTTCGATGGTTGACTTGGTTCCTAATCGCGCAGCTACCAATGCTTGCACCTGATGTATTGGGTAGTCAAGTAGGGCTTTGAACTCCTCGTCGGTCTTAGAAAACGCATACGTCTGCCTGCCTGTGGCGGGGCTAACTTTCATTGGGGGGAGTACATTAAACGCCCGTAGCAAATCGGCGAACTTGGGGTTACTCATCAATTCTTCTTTTTTGTACCCACTTAGCGCCTGTGCTTTTATAAACCTTATCCGTTCTAAATTCTCATTCAAAATTGCTAAATCTAAAGCAAGGGTAGGCTCGGTGAACATACGCACCGTCAAGTCAATGAGTCGCAACTCAGTCGGCGGGAAATCCCCCATTGCGTTGAACAGCGCCCATGTCAGGGCCACATCGTTTTTGCAGTATTCACCGTATCGTGCAAGCTGGTCGGCGGGGAAGTCCTCGCGTGTAAGGCCCAAAGCGTTAACAACCTCGTCCCCCTTAACGCCTAATGCATAGTAAGACGCAAGTACCGCTAAGCTACCACCTACCTCCGTACCATGTAACGCACGCCCCATGCTAAGCGTGTCCAGCCAGCCCTTTGGTTTTATCCCAAAATGCCAGCTAAGAATCGCTCCGTCAAATGGCGCATTGTGTGCTAAGGCCAGAGAATTGCCCCAGTCAAACTGCGCAAGGTATTCGGCGGTTTCAACCATACTGCCGCTGAACCATACCGGCTCCCCAGCGTTGACCTGCACTGATACACCAATAACCTCAAACTGAGGGTCGCGTATGTATTCCTCAGTAGTGAGCTTCTTTAGTCCGTACTCGGGTGAGTAGTACGTTTCAAAGTCTATGGTGAGGATGTTCATTTACTTCTCCTCTAAAAATTTAATGTGTTCAACAAGGCTGTCTAAGTCATCTTCATTGACAATCCATGCCTGTCCACCGCAATCGTGAATTGCGTTGATATTTTTTATTTGTAGCGCGGTAGCTTTACCCTTGCCAGCCTTGGCTTCTATAGCTAGAAAATAGCCATTGACGCAGCAGAGGAAGTCAGGCACACCGCTATTACCGTAGCCTGTGCCGATTGGCATGGCGTAGTAGATACCCTGCTCTTTGAGGATAGCCTTAATCTTGGCCTTGACTTTAGCTTCAGGTGTCTGCGCCATACAACATGCTCTTCCATAGTGATACTGAGGGCATGTGGTTGTGCGACTTAGTTGGGGTTGTGTACCCCTTGTGCTCTATCCACCCAAGTGTTTTAAGGGTTCGAACGCCCGATACCCATACGTTAGGGTGCAATGTGGGGGGTCTAAATAGTCGGTTGTCGGCGCAGTACTCTCGGAACTCATCGCCAAGGACTACGGACTTGGATGCTAACAATTGCTCAGCTAACTCTAAATAACGCTCAACAAATTCGGGGTTGGCTATGCTGGCTTTCCCCCAGCACTTGTCAGCTAGGATTAGAGCGTTTTCCATACGTGGTGTCATCGAATTCTCCAGTTGTTTACCCCCCTACTTTATCACATGCTTGTACTTTGTCAACACACAGACGTAAAAAAACCCGCCGAAGCGGGTTGGTGTTTACCCTAACAATGTTAGGTGTGTTGTGTTTCTTTTAGTCGGTTGGCATACCACACCATCTTGTCAATGTCCTCGTTTGCATTGCCCTTGTGCCCTGCGCGAGTCAAGTATTTGAGCACGTTGCCTTTTAGATATCCACGGAATTCATCGGGCGTTAGCTTAGCCCTAATAAAGTCAATGGTCTCAATGCCGCCTACTTTGTAGTGCGGTGGATGGTTCACCATATCCGGTAGAAAAGCAGTTTTTAGTTGGCTTGCGCTGTATTTTTGAACTACCGGCAAAGGACTTTTACGTGGTCGGCCACGCGCCCGCTTTACTGGTTGCACTTTTGTTTCAGTTGGCTTTTTCATGTTCACTCCAAAGTTTGTTTTTTAACGTAATCGGCAAGAATTTCTCTAATTTTGGCTTGCTTTGACCGTGGAAAATTGGTGTTGAAATAATCCATCACCTCTTTCGATAGTCGCAAGCTCGTACTGAACAGCGCGGGTTTCTTGCCGAGTCCCCGCCCTGTCCGTTTTTTCTCAGGTTTTAAAAATTCAATCCCCGTAGTCATGTTTACTCTCCTTTTGTACGCTTAGGTTTAATCGCAGCTATGCCTTCTTCCTTAATAGGATTACGGGCTTGCATAAATTCGTTAGCTAAGTTAAATGCAGTGGGGACAATAGCTTCTCCATGTTCAGTGAAGTTACGTACTAATAGTCCTGCCATAGCAAACATTGCTGCTAAGTCTCGTAGGTTGGTTTCGTGTTCGGTCATATAGGTTTTTCCTTTGGTTTAGGGCAGTTCTGTGGCGGCACTATTACGCACCATACAGCGGCCCATTGTTTTCTATGTTCCCTACCGGAAATCCATCTGTCTATGTACGCATCGGACATTGCTATTAGCGCCCGTCGAACGGGTTCGGGGGGTTTCTCCAGTCGCTCGGCTAATTCCGATACGGTCAGGCCATCATGATACTTTTGTAGCGCCATCCTTACAGCGTGGTGGTATGACTTACGCACTGTTCTTTTCTCGCAACTTGGCTTCAACTGAGGCAATAAGTGACTTTAAATCGCCACCATCCCAATCAATCTCATCCCCATCCGTCAGGCTTACCCACTCACGCTGCACAACCAAAGGCCACAACTGACCAAGCGGTGTAAACAGGGGGTCGTTCTTGTCCGTGCTAACGTGGTGGTTAGTGGGGTCGTACCATGCAATAGTCATGTGTTCTTCTCCTTGAGTTTGGCAGGGTCTGTCGTGTAATGGTCATCACCTTTTGCCGTCCAGTAGCCTTCCTTGTAGCCTTCGTAGTGCGCTACCCAAATCCAATTCAATTCGTCTTGGGTTTTCTTTTCAACGTCACCTTTCTTCATCTTTTCAAGATAGGCATCTTTACGATTGCTGGCGTACGTAGATGCTTGCTCATGCAGTTTGTCGTCATACATTGTTCTTCTCCTTGAGTTTGGCTTCAATTTGGTCAATAAGTTTGCGGGTGTAACCCTTAATGGGTGTGTCGCCCCACGGCCCAACGATTTCTTTTATCTGATCGTCTGTCAGGCTTACCCACGGGCGCTTATAGACTTGGATGTCGTCATCTTCATCCAGCTTGGCTTGCGCCGCTGCCTTCTTGCTTGGAAATCCGGCCATCATTTCCCCCAAATCAAAAAAGCCAGCAGCGTCAAAGCTGCGGTCACTGCTATCACTGCAATCAGTGCTTTGAAAGTCGAGGTAATGTCATCATAGGGGTCAGCAACCCTGTCCCAGCCACCACTCATATACGCATCATCGGTTTCCTTGGCGCGTTGCTTGCGTATAGGGCAGTCACGCCCTTGTGTGCATTCACCATGAGAATTACAGCAGTTCATTTGGAACCCCCCTCGATTAAATCATTTACTCCCCTGTACACGTCAGCGTATGTTTTTGCCCACTCCTTAGCAGGAACGCCCGCTGCGCGGCCTGCATCAACCACAGCCATAATTGCGCGAAAGAATTTAATCCCTTCTTCCGGTAGTGCTTTAACGTGTTCTTGTAATGTCATTTAGCACGCTCCTTGAGCATTGCGTCTGCGAACTCATAGGCCTGCTCCGCATATAAAGAATGATTACCGGCCCATCTACCTACGTTTGCTTGGAGCATCAATGGTAAAGCCAGCCCAGCAAAGTGGTCACGCAGGGTCATGTCCTTGGCGTAGCCTCCAGTCTTTACCATCCAGTCTGTGTACTGCTTGGCGGCAAGTAATTCCATAGATATCGGTTGATCTTTCATTTGTATTCCTCCAGTCGTGTGTTGAGCCGCTCAATGCGGGTAGTGTTGTAGTCCACGATTGACTGTGCGTATTCCACAGCAGTCTCAGCGTTTAGTTTCTCAAGGTGTGCGTCTGATAACTCAGCAGCAATCATCTCAAGGGGTGTGGGTTTCTTGAAGGGCTCCTTCATTAGTTCCATAAATCTTACTTTACGCATTTTGTTTCTCCTTAGCTAACAATGTTAGGTTGTTCGTCCATCACTAGTACAAAGGTTTCATCGTTCACCTTACAGCCAATATCTGAAACCATCTGACCTACCTCCACCAATTTAAGTACGCCTAAATTACCACGCATGGAAATCGGAAGCGTAGTATCGTTGTACAAATCAATGGCGTCACCTATCTTCACTAGGTATTTACCCTCATCTAAAATAAGCAATGCTGTTTTCTTATCATCGAACAATGATTTAATTCGGTCAATGGTTTTTACTTGCGCTAATTGCTCATCGTATTTCTCTAGCATTTGCAAACCATTGCTATCCATGTGGCTTATGTTAGCTTCGACATACGCTCTTGCGTCCTTCAACATGTACTTAAAAATTACTTCGTTGAGGCTGTACCTAACTTTCTGCATTGCTCTATCATGGTTATACACAGCATTAGATATGCAATTTTCAGCAGCAGCTACTGATTCATGCAGTCTCTCCTGCTTGGTCTTGAGTAGTAGTAATTTCTTTGCTATGGATATAGCCCTCTTAGAGTCTGACGTAAACTTGCGCGAACTCTTTGCAATTATTTCCACACCATTATTGCCACGGCTATACGCGCCGACAAGCTTACCGATTATTTCTCCCTTGCTAACTACATCTACTCTCTTTATACAAAGTTTATCGCCACCACCCCAATCTTTTTCCGTGACAATAAAATTCCACGTAGGATTACGTTCGCATAAGAAATAACTTACGTCCCTTAGTGTTGTTGTTTTCCACTGAACAGTCTGTTCGGGTGTTGGTCTGCATTTATCTGCAAACAAAAGATTAGAAAAAGTCCGTGTGTGTTCTGTCATTTGGTTCTCCTTACCATTCAAATTTACCGAGGATTGCATCTACCTTAGACTTCAGTACAGTACGCGCCACCGAGTCCTCCTTAATTACCTCAAGGTTAGTACCTAACATTGTTACCTCTAGCTGCTTACGTGCTTCCTCTAACTTGGGGTCATTAGTCACGTTCAACTTAGTCAACAACTCACATAGCTCCAACGGGTTGGAGATAAACGTATCGTGATACCGCTTAGGTTTGTCGTCATCGTTGCCTGTCTCTGCAACTTTCTCGCTGATGGTCTTGAGCATGGTGTGCAGTCTCTCCCACGGCGCTCGCATAGCGTCGGCTAACTTGACCGAGTACTGCTTCTCGTACTCTTCACGTATATCTTGCAAGTCCTGCGCTGGTATGTCTAAGCGAAAGTCTCCAGCGTCGGGCAGTGGCTTGACCGCTCGACGAAATCCGAACTTAGTTTTCACCGCATTTATGTCGGGGTAGTCCTCTACCTTGAACATACCCTTCAATGCAATAGGTGCTGCTGCCACTAGGTCAGGATACGCAACAAAGAACTCATCGCACATCATGTCGAATGTGTCGTTGTACTTGTCCATTGTCTGCTTGTACTCAATGAACAACTTAGTCGGCAACATGCGCTCACCCTTGTCAGCCCACGGCAGGGTGCATTGGTTGTGATACAACCGAACTCTCGCCGCAAACTTCTCGATGTTGCTACGCATACTAGTACCTGCGAATAGGTTCTTCTTAGTCTGCGACGCCCCGTGTACTGCACCCGCATCGTTGTTTACCTTGTCGGTAATCTCGCGGTCAATCTTTGACGCAGGCCATACGCTGATATTCAACTCCACTAATAACGCTGATGAACTAATACTCATTTCATTTCTCCGGTTAATTAAAAATTTCTTCCACTGATTCGGTACGCCAACTACCCCCAGCCTTCGATGATTCAACAGACTTATACGCAATCTCCTCGGCTTCGTCTTCGTTCTCGGCTTCTACAGTTACAACCATATATGCTATGTATTCCAACTCCACTTCATAGGTTTTCATCGTTCACTCCTTTAGATTCAGATTTTGCTTCTTTCTTGTACCACCAATAGAACGTGGTCTCATCTTTATCCTCTAACGCTTCTTCCAGCGCATTTATTACGTTTCTTTGTAGGTCAAGTAATTGGTCGTGCCGTAGTATTGAGAATTCCTCACCACCATTTCGGCTTTGCTTTGCGGTCTCCCATAATTCATCCCAACCTTTATCCCAGTCGGTCATGTCGAACCACCCTAAATAGCCATGCACATCTTCATTAAATCCAATCATGTAGAACCGCACATGTCCGTTTTTGTGTGGGATTCCGTACTCTTCAGTCATCCAATCTTTGTCCATGCTTTACTCCTTAATATGAATCGTCTTACCATTCGGTGCGACCTCGGTGTTACCACCTACGATGCACCACAGAACCTCGGATGTCCACTCGCTACCCCAATCGTCACCCACATACCCATCGGTCAGAATGATGGTGCACTCAGGCTTGATGTTCTTCTCCTTCAAGTACGCAGATACACATGATGGGCTTGTACCCCCACCACCTCGTGGTTTAGTAGAGCTAACAATGTTAGGTACATCCTGCTCGCTGTATTCCTCATGCGCAGCTACCGCGCTGTCCCAGTAGATTAGGTCTACCTGACTGGGCATAACCTCCTCAGCAATCCCCTTCACCTCGGAAAGAAAGTCGGCTAGCTCTTGCCCACCAATCGAACCTGACGTATCTATGCCTATAACCAAGTGCCCCATCTTTTCACCAATCATGCTAGGCATGTAAGTGCCCATAGATAGAAACCTACGATTGACTCTGCGCCACGATGATGCATCTTTGGCTCTGCATACTGCCTTCACATACTCACGTAGCACCTCGCGCCAATCCACCTTGGGCTCAAGCAAATCCTGCAACTCCCTGTCCAATCCACCAGCGCCAGCACCCGCAATCTTTTGCCGTGCCATCTGACCTTGGCGAATAGCTTGGTCTATGTCTCGCGCCAAGTCCTTCTTCTCTTCCTCGGTCATTTCTTTTGCGCCGTCCCAGTCGTGGTCGTCAAAACTATGCCCGTTCCCACCTTCACCTTTACCCGCGTCTCCTCCTTCCTCCTCCTGCTTGAGAATGTCGAACACCTGCTTGGTATTCATACCTCGGAACTTCTCATCAATCAGGCCCATGTGATTACCGCGCATAGGCCCATCTTTGTACCTCGGCATAGCAACGACCTGCTCTGTTGGGTCTAAGTCCCTGAGCATCAGGTTAATAACGTAGTCACACGCTTGGTTAGCTAGCTCGTGGTTCTCGTCGTGTAGCTTCTTCCACGTTGTCAAGTGGCGGTACATCTTGTGTCCTGCTTCGTGCGCTATCACAAACGCCAACTCGGGGTCACGTAGTTTCTTAACGAACTCACGCCCGTAAGACTCATCGCGTCCGTTAGTACACGCAGTCGGCAAATCATCTTTCACATACGTGCGCCCCACCATGAGGATGCCCGACAGCAAAGCAAACTTAGGGTTACGCATCAATGTAACCTTTGCTTTCTGAACTCGTCTTTCTTCTAACATTGTTAGGTTCCTTTCGTTTGTTGATTACAGCAAATCTTGGTTCTTAGCCAACCAATCCTTGAACGCACCGCTAGCGAACGCAATGTTCTGCTTGGTTGGATTCTTCGCTATGTTGATAGCAAACACCGCTTGCCACTCAGGTTCCATACGCCCGAGATACTCCATGAACGGGTTAATGTTTGCCTTGTCGATTCGCGCAATTGCACCGAATACCACGATTGCGTTAGCGCCCGGACTTGTGGGTATCTTGGTAGTCTTAGGTTGCACGATGGTCGCCTCCCATGTCGGCAGTTGGTCTGAGAACTCGATGTACGCTTGCAAGTCTCTCGCCGCTGACTCACCTACTGCGCCAGCCAATGCTGCTATGACCGCATCGGTATCGTTGTCCTTCCTTGACCTAACAATGTTAGATGCAGTCTCCAATGAACGTGGGGATACGAACGCACTCTGAGACTTGCGTGGGTTGTAGATGTATGGATTCCCCGCTTGGGCTGGGTCAATGTATGAAGCTAGAGCATGGGGGTACTGATTCACCCAAGCAATCACCTCGGCTTCCAGTCCCTTGTTGATAGCCCACTCAATCCACTCCTCGGCGCTCGGCTTTGCCACAGTTATCTCAACGATACGATTGCGGGTATGCGCCTTGAGCACGTCTCCCACTCCGTCCGTAGCCAAATTGCCCGTAAGAAAAACCACGTTACTGTTGTTCAGGCTGATGTCGCCTAGTCGTGGGTTGGCTTTCTCCAAGCATGGATGGAGCATGTTCTTCACTGGGTCTGCGCCCTTACTGAACTCGTCGAACATCATCACCACCGGCTTGCCTAGATGCACCTTGAACCGAGCATTGGGGTAATACTTCGTGGTACGTGTCTCGTGGTCGATGACAGGCATTGCAACGTCACCCAAATCCATATTGGGTACGTCAATATACGCATAGTCATAACCAAGACGCTCGGCGATAGCTTCAAGCATCGAACTCTTACCAATACCCGGCTCGCCCCGTAGCATGAACCGAATCTCGGGGTTGGTGCAAATCAAATTGACCGCTTGCTTTAGCGTTACGGTCTTACCAAAATTAACTTCTGACATATCTAACTCCTTCTAACTAACCACTAATGAACCCCAACCTAACATTGTTAGGTTAGGACTGAAACCCCCCTGCTCACTCATTGTTATCTCTTACTGTGCGTATAGTATACCACAATGTTATACCTAAGTCAAGTACTTTAGTCATGTGTAAGACTAAATATTCCCAACCCTTCCTGCTTATATGTACTCAAACCATGTGTGGTAGTTGGTGCTTGACACCTTGCCCATCGGCATACGCTTTTGCTCCAGCACCTCGCCCTTGTGCATCCTCAGTATGAACTCGTCGGCTTTCTTTCGCGCAGTCGATGTCGCTATCTTGACTGTATCTTTCTTAACACTCACATACGACATGCCCTGCATCAGCATCATCAGCGCCGCCTTGTAGAAGTTGTCGCCCTTGGTATCTTCGGGCTGGTCACTACGCATCAGCGCCAATACCTCCTGTTGCTTGGCCTTGGTCTTACCGATTAACTCTGCACATTTATCCTTATCACCCCAGTGCGGAACCCATGTGTTGCTCGCCTTGTCTATCTCCGTGGTGTTCAGGGTTTCACCTCCGAAATATGTTGTTGTGTTCACACCAAACATGGATACTAGCGTAGGCATAGGCAGTACAACCTCGTGCTTCGCAATGAACGGGGTGTCGGCATCTGGTCTGCTGTAGCGTCGGGCATACTTCACATCAAAGTCCACGGCTTCATTGAGTAGCGATGTCATCCCCTTGTAGTAGCCCAAGAACTCAGCGTATGGTCGCCTAACAATGTTAGCCTTGGCCTTGTTCAGCGTCCACTCAAGTGCGCCCTCGGCTTGCACCACCACCCAAGTATTTTTAATGTAGTCGTGCTTCAGTCGGATTGTGTTGCCCTTGGCTATTACGTACTTATCCTTGCTGTCCTTTAGTTGCATTACAGTCTTACTATTAATTACGTATACGTGCATACCACTTAACAACTGTCCGTAGAATTCTCGGGTGTACGCTGTACTGTGCGGTGCATCATGGATTTCCACGGTGTCGTCGGGGTAGTACGTCACCATCGGCTTGTCGTAGCAGTGGCAGACATAAACCTCGTCGGCGTCCTTTTGCACCTTGCTTATGTGCATGTGCTTGTCGCTTCGCTTGGCTAGTGGTCGCCGATTGTTCTCGTCGCCCCGAATCGGCGCGACCTTCTCGTATATTGCTTTCGCCGTGGCATACGAACGTATGTAAGGCAGTCGGGTTGTTGAATTAAAAGCCATGTTGCCCTTCTTTCGTTTAGTTTGTTACGTTTGTTTATTCCATCATCTCTGCATTCGTGCGTAGTAAGTACGCCTTGACTCGCTTGTTGCTTGAGAACTTCATGGAGTAGCGCACCTTCGCCGCCTCCATATTCTTAGCCTCAATCATCTCTGTCTCCCACACCCCAAAGCGTGGGCTCCATCCTGTTACGCAGTATCTAGCTAACATTGTTAGGCTCCTTGAGTTGTGCCGAATGTAATCGGCGGGTGTTCTGCTTTGATGGTGAATCCAAGCCGGATGATGTTGTGGATGTCCCGTGGGGTCAGCGTCTTTTGATTGAGCATCTGACAGAACAGTTTGGACTTGTCGCACTTGGGGTAGATACGGGTCTCCCCGTACTTGTCGCGTGGCTCTACCAATAATTCTGTATTCATGTTGAACCTCCCAATGCTTCCATATACATATCAATCGCACCGATGCACTCAAAGTTATCAGTCTCGTTTTGCAGTTGCTCGGCATCATGGTCTTGGACAAAAAAGTTATCGCCTGTGCGTTGGCACGTCACGCAATATGCCCAGCCATTGCCGAATACCTCGACGTGGTACTTATTGCCTTCGGTTACGAATGTGTTAGTTACCATAGTCATTCATCTTCTCCTACAAAGTCTGATTCTTGCATCGGCGGCACTTCCATTGCTAGGCTCATCAAGCGCCATACGTCACGCATAGAGTCCATGTCATCAGACCCAATGCAGGGGTCGTTATAGCCCCAAGGCTTACCGTCTTGGTACACGACTTCTTTCAGGCAGTACCAATCCTCGCCGCCGTTTTCTGATTTGGCATTGACGATGCGATAGTTCCAGTAGGTGTTCATTCATCTTCTCCTTCTTCAAAACTATCACCTGTTATCAGGCAAACGTAGGTGGTGTTGTCATACTGGTATGCACCTACAAGGATAAGGTCGCTGCCTAACCCTAGCTCATGTCCAGATATAACTACGTCATGCTCAGGGTTGCGCCCTTGCAGGTAATGGATTAACTCTTTGACTTTCATTCATCTTCTCCTTGGTTCAAATAGACTGTCACTAAAAACCCGATGTTGGCTCCAGCCCATACTAGGCCAGCTTCGAATAGCCAGCCCTCTCTGTCCCAGCAAGTGAAAAGAATGATTGTGGTAAGGACTGCAATCCCGATGTGGGAAATGGTTTCGGACTTTGTGTTCATGCGCGTTGCTCCTTGGGGTTGGTTTGCTTGAGGGTTATGTGTGCGGCGGCAGGTGTAACCAATTGGTATGCGCCCTTTGAGTATTCCTGCACAATGCACCACGAACTGCGTTCTACAGTTGCGGCTTCTTCGCCACACCATAGGCATAACTTATACCCTAGTTGCTTGCGGCGCACGGGGAATTCATCCCCACATCTAGCGCACTCGCACCATTGACTACTTGTGTCTTTATCTACATCTAACATATCTAACCTTTCTGAAAGTACCTAACATTGTTAGGTGGGTTTTGCTTGGGCGCACTTTGGCGCACTTGGGCTCGTTTGACTACGGGTTATATTTCTCCGTGCCAGCGTATATTATACCACAATGTTATGGCAATGTCAAGTCCTTTAGTCTTAGGCTCGACAAAAGATTAGAGTGCTTTAGTTTGTTACATTTCGGTGCTTTGTTACATTTCGGTGCTTTGTTACATTTCTGTGCTTTGTTACGTTTCGGGGGGGTTTTTGCGGGTTGGGTTTGGGGTGTTATGAAATGGGTAGACTTGTGCGTTATGGAAATGGGGCAATGTTACAGCAAAGTTATGGTTATAAAAAGGCAAACATAACGGAAAAAGGTTCGCAAGTTGTTGATTCATAAAAGAAAAAGTAGTAGATATATATAATGTTATAATGTTATGTGTTTTTAAGAGAGGGTATGAGGCGGGGAAAAATTAGTTTTTGTGGTATGAATTGCATTTGCCGTTATTATCGTGCCTCTAAATTTTCTTGCGCCAACCGACACCCATTCCGAAAATCGCGTAACATTGTAACTTTACGAAAATATCCTTATAAATCAAGGACTTAGCAATGTTACGCACGTAACATTAGCCCGTAACATCGAAAAAAGCATAACATTGTTAGGTTCGCCGAATAACCATGCTGGCAGTGGGACTTAAAAATTCGCGTAACATTGTAACATTGTAACAACGTGGTACGCTACCGCCGACCCGAGAACTGGCATTCCATCCGACCTAACATTGTTAGGTCAATTCAAATAGGGGGAGGGAGAAAAGCCCAGACGTAAAAAAGCCCGCATTGCGCGGGCTTGGGTTTGGAGAGGGGGGGTTATTCGTAACGCAGGCCCGTATTCGGGTCAATCAAACCGCGCACATCGGCGCGGGAAAACCGTTCGTTCAGTTTGGCAAAGTATGCGGTTATTTCCCTATCAGTAATTAAACCGTCAAGCCACAATTGAACATGTACATTTATACCCTGATTTATTGCCCTCATGTTTTGTTGCGTGACTAGATTTTGCTCATGCTCTTCATCGGTAAGATATTCATTTGCGTATGCCATAAAATTTTCTCCAGTTTACCTAACAATGTTAGGTAAGAGGGTTTCCCCTCTTACCCTCGGGTTTACGATTGGATTGTGGCTAAGTCAATCCCTAGAGCTTTCAATGCGCTTGCTATGTACGTATGCGCATCGGTTTCCTTTGCGGACATCGATTCAGCATTCTTTCCAGCTTTGTAGAGAGTAGTAAGCTCTTCAACAAAACGCAGGGTTAGCGAACGTCGAGCTTTTGCGCCCACTGATTCGCCCTCAGCACTTTCGCCCTCAGCATTTTCGGGCTTACCCTCTACATGTTCCTGAGCATATTTGCGTACACGCGCCCACACCGTCGACGGGTTAGTATGCTTTGCGGCATTGAGCACTTTGAACAATGCTTTTTTCTCAGCATGCGTAGGCTTTGCCCCTTCAGACTTATCGCTATGCTCCACTGAATACCAAGCAAAGGGCAAAGTCCCGCACAATGCAATGGCGTATTCACGTTCTGCACCATAGGCGCGAACCGTTGCTTCAGCAACTGCGTTACGTAAAACGTCAATGACGTTGACTTCAGGGGCTTGTGTTACTGTAATATCTAACATGATGTTTTCCTTTTCTAACTACTCTAATAAACCTAACATTGTTAGGTATGTAAACCGGATTTGATTTACATAGGTGGATTGTACCACAAAATGCCATGCAAAGTCAAACCCTCAGTGAACAATAAATAAAATGTTTTCAAAGCAACAGGCCCACTATCCCCCCACCGACCAAGTACCCAAGAAGGAGTCCCAGAATTTCCCTACACACTAATCCACTCAAGCGATACTCATTTTTAAATTTTTGCAAAATTTTTAAACTCATGTGGTACAAAATATTCCCAGTCTGTTAGACCCACCCCCCTCTATATAGAAACACCCCCCGGTAGGAGTCCCAAAGTACCCGTTGCATTTTTTATTTTTTGTGCTACAGTCGGCCCATTACTTTCATTGGTGCGTATACCCGGTGATAAACATTGAACCCACAGCGGAACATCCTGTTCCATTCGACATGTCCGACGAGCAACCTGCGAGTCATAAGGACAGCATTGCTATTGCGGCAAACACAGCTAGCTTTCTTGAACAACTCGGCGGGAGTATTGACTTCAACGAGAAGGATGGTAAGGAAGCAGTTAATCTGGTAACCAAAGCTGCGCCCAACGTACCCAAACATATTACTAGCCCTAGCCAAGCGAAAGCAGCTTCGGAGATTCTCAAACGGTATGACTTTGCGGTAGTAGCCGACGCGCAGCAAGCACGTAACTTAATCACCAACAAGCTCATTGAGCTTAGCGACTGCGGCGACCCCAAGATTGAAATTAAAGCGCTGGAGCTTCTGGGCAAACATAGCGATGTTGGGATATTTACCGAGCGCAGTGAAATTACTGTGCGCCACACCACAAGTCAGTCCCTAGAGAATTCCATTAAGGAGAGAATCAAGCGGTTGCTGCACTCTGACGTAATAGATATAACCCCCCTAGATGATCTGGATGCGCAATTAGGCTTATCGGACCCCGAAGAAATAGAAACTGTAGAAGAAGTAGAAGAGACCAAAGAAGAGGAAACCGACAAGTGACGGCTGTGCAAGAAAGAGTGTCCCTCAAAGACCTAGAACTCCTAATGAGTTCTGGCAAGCTCACCGATACCGATCTACGGGTATTAGAGAAGGAGCTAACACACTTAGAAAAGCTTAAAGACCGAGAGCTTTGCCAAACCAAATTCATTAAGTTTACGCAAAAGGTCTGGCCTTCGTTTATTTCGGGCAGGCACCATGCTCGGATGGCTGAAGCGTTTGAAAGAGTGGCCCGTGGGGAGTGCAAACGACTCATTATTAACATGCCGCCTCGGCATACTAAGTCAGAATTTGCCTCCTACCTGCTCCCAGCTTGGTTTTTAGGGCAGTTTCCGGGTAAAAAAGTGATCCAAGCGTCCCATACTGCTGAGCTAGCGGTGGGTTTTGGCCGAAAAGTGCGTAACTTAGTGGATTCTGAGGCGTTTTCAGAGATTTTCCCCGACCTACACCTACAAGCAGACTCAAAAGCAGCCGGGAGGTGGAACACTAGCAGGGGTGGTGACTACTTTGCTATCGGAATTGGGGGTGCAGTAACCGGTAAGGGTGCTGACGTACTCATAATTGATGACCCACACTCCGAACAAGAGGCTGCAATGGCAGCAAGTAACCCGGAAATCTACGACAAGACTTATGAGTGGTACACATCTGGGCCACGCCAGCGTTTACAGCCCGGTGGGTCTATTGTTATAGTTATGACGCGCTGGAGTCAGAGAGATTTGACTGGGCAAGTGCTTAAAGCTGCCGCTGCAAGGGGCGGTGAAGAGTGGGAAGTCATTGAGTTTCCCGCAATCATGCCTTCGGGTAAACCCTTATGGCCGGAGTTTTGGAGCTTTGATGAGCTTGAGGCTCTGCGCAACGAACTGCCTAACTCTAAATGGCAAGCCCAGTATCAGCAGAACCCGGTAGGTAACGAGAGTGCTATTGTTAAGAGGGATTGGTGGCAGTGGTGGGAGAAAGATGACCCACCTAAGTGCGAATACATTCTTCAAACATGGGACACGGCCTTTGAAAAGAACAACCGTGCCGATTACTCCGCAGGGACGACGTGGGGTATATGGACGAACGACGAGGACCAATCACTACCCAATATCATCTTGCTTAACACTTACAAAAAGCGGGTGGAGTGGGTTGACTTGAAGCGTGATGTGCTGCGTGAGTACAACGAGTGGGAGCCTGATGGCATACTAATTGAAAAGAAAGCTACAGGGGCTCCGCTGATCTATGAATTGAGGGCGATGGGCATACCTGTACAGGAGTACACACCGGGTAAGGGGCAGGATAAGATAGCACGGCTCAACTCGGTGAGTGACATAATTGCGTCAAAGAAAGTATGGGTTCCCAGAACTAGGTGGGCCGAAGAACTCGTTGATGAAATTGCTGCGTTTCCGTCAGGCGAACACGATGACTTGGTGGATGCAACTACATTGGCGCTTATGAGGTTCCGTCAGGGTGGGTTTTTACGGCTTCCAAGCGATGAGCCAGAACCAGTGCGGTATTTTAAATCTGGTCGTCGCGCATCTTATTATTAAGGATAACAAATGGCTACCTCTAGTATTGATAAATCAATTGGTCCGGGCTTTTCAAGCATGGATGATTTGGACTTAGAAGATTCTGGGATTGGTGGTATTGAGATTGAAATTGAAAACCCTGATGGAGTCAAAATAGGACTTGATGGGGTGGAAATTGACTTGATGCCAGATGACGACAAGGGTGAAAAGTTTGACTCTAATTTAGCTGAGTTTATAGACGAAGGTGAGTTGCAAAAAATTGCTAGCGATTTGATGGGGCTGATTGATGCCGACATCAATAGTCGCAAGGACTGGGTAGACATGTTTGTTACCGGTCTTGAAGTACTAGGAATGAAGTACGAAGAGCGCACAGAACCTTGGCTTGGTGCATGTGGTGTGTACTCTACTATCCTTACGGAAGCTGCCGTGCGCTTTCAGAGCGAGACAATTATCGAGACGTTCCCCTCTGCTGGGCCGGTTAAGACCGAGATTATTGGCGCGATTAGTCGGGTAAAAGAGCAGGCAGCGGACCGTGTTCGTGATGATATGAACTACAGGCTCACTGAGGGTATGCCGGAATATCGCCCTGAACATGAGCGTATGTTGTTTAACCTAGGACTTGCAGGGGCTGCGTTTAAGAAGGTGTACTACGACCCCGGACTCGGGCGTGAGACTTCTATCTTTATCCCCGCAGAAGATTTAATTATTCCCTATGGCTCCAGTGGCACGCGCACTGCTGAGCGGGTTACGCACATGATGCGTAAGACGAAGAATGATATTAAGAAGCTACAAGTTGCTGGCTTCTATAAAGATGTTGATCTTGGTGAGCCGACGCAGATTCACACGGACATAGAGAAAAAGAAAGCAGAGGGTCAAGGCTATTCAATAACCGAGGATGACCGCTATCAAGTCTATGAAATCCAAGTGGACTATGACTTGCCCGGGTATGAGGACGAGGATGGTATTGCACTGCCGTATATTATTACTATTGACAAGGGCACGGATGAGATTTTGGCTATCTACCGTAACTGGGAAGAAGAAGATGACCTCAAACTCAAGCGCCAACACTTTGTGCAGTACGACTATATCCCCGGCTTTGGGGCATACGGTTTTGGTTTTGTTCACCTGATTGGTGGCTACGCTCGCGCTGGTACTTCTCTTATTAGGCAGCTTATTGATGCGGGTACTTTGAGCAATTTACCCGGTGGCCTGAAGTCGCGTGGGTTGCGTGTAAAGGGTGACGATACGCCAATTGCACCCGGTGAGTTCCGAGATGTGGACGTGCCAAGTGGTTCGATCCGCGACAACATCATGCCCCTGCCGTACAAAGAACCGTCGCAGGTTTTGGCTGGGCTTCTTGACAGGATTACCGAAGAAGGTCGCCGACTGGGTTCGATTGCTGACATGAACATCAGCGATATGAGTGCTAACGCCCCGGTAGGCACTACGTTGGCTCTTTTGGAACGCCAGCTAAAGGTGATGAGCGCGGTGCAGGCTCGTGTCCACTATTCGATGAAGCAGGAGTTCAAATTACTCAAAGCTCTCATCAGAGACTACACCCCAGCGGACTATGACTACGATCCGCAGGACGGAGACCGTCAAGTTAAGCAAGCTGACTATGACATGTGCGAGGTTATTCCTGTTAGCGACCCTAACAGCAGCACGATGGCGCAGCGGATCATGCAGTACCAAGCGGTCATCCAGCTATCGCAGACAGCGCCGCAGATTTACAACTTGCCTAATTTGCATCGCCAGATGATTGAGGTGTTGGGCATAAAAAACGCCGAGAAGCTTGTACCGGTAGAGGACGACGAGACGCCCAAAGACCCGATCTCGGAGAATATGGGTTTCTTAAAGGGCGAGCCTACAAAGGCGTTCATGTATCAAGACCATGATGCGCATATCGCTGTGCATACGACGTTTATGCAAGACCCCATGATTGCGCAACAAATAGGACAGAGCCCAGCGGCGCAGCAGATGATGGGGGCTATCCAAGCTCACTTGTCTGAACACTTGGCGTTCTCTTACCGCAAAAAGATTGAGGAGCAGATGGGTGTACCGCTGCCGCCTCCAGATAAGCCACTGCCCCCTGAGATTGAGGTTCAACTGTCTCGTCTGACAGCACAGGCTGCTACCCAATTGATGCAGATTAATATGGCCCAAGCCCAGCAGAAACAGAACGAGCAGATGGCGCAAGACCCAATGATGCAGGCGCAGCAGGCTGAACTGCAAATTCGCAAGCAAGAAGCTGATACCAAGGCTAAGAAAGTCGATGGTGACCTTGCTCTTAAAGCCCAAGAGTTGCAGCTTAAAGCAGATGAGACAGCCAAGAAGATTGGCGAATCTCCCCAAATGTTGATGCAACGTCACCAACAAGAAATGATGCAGCAACAGCAAATACACGACCAGAAACTGGGCCAAATGGACCAAGCCGCTAAGTTACAACAAGCAATAGCAGTTGCTAAACAGACCCAAGGTCAGCAAGGACCCGTCCAATGAGCGACAACACTATCTATGTTGCCATAGCCTCGTATAAAGATACGAGGCTTTTAGATACCATTGTAAATATGCTGGAAAGAGCTAAATACCCAGAAAATATTTACATAGGTATAGTGGAACAAGAAGATGTGAATAAAAGGCTCGTTATTAAAGAAGAATGGCGAGACACTATTAGATATATTGGCATTAATCCAGAGGAATCTCGTGGTTGTTGCTGGGCTAGAAGCATAACTAATACGCTTTATAGGGGGGAAAAATGGCATTTGCAGATTGATGCGCACATGCTATTTGGGCAAGATTGGGATTTATGGATGATTAATACTCTTGCTGCAATGCAGCATATAAATCCAAAGAGTATACTTTCATCTTTTCCTACAGCGTTTTATATAAAAGAGGGGCAAGTAGCGCTAGAAGTTATAAACGCGGGTATAAATTTAGGGGCTTTGAAAGTAAATTCAATTTTTGAACCTAATTCTTACTTATTGCATAATGAACCGGGGTATATAATTTCTGGGGCTCCAGTTAAAACATTTACACTCCTTGCCGGGTTTATATTTACCTCTGGTAATTGGATACAAGAAATACCTTACGACCCTAATTTTTATTTTTCTGGGGAAGAACAAGGGCTTGCAATTAGGTCTTATACGCACGGTTGGGACATTTTTAGCCCACCTGCTGCCCCCGTATACCATTTGTACGACAACCCCCTTAGTTCAGAACGTCGTCCACGTCGGGAAAACCCAGAGAGCGATAAGGTTGCCCACGAAAAGGCCGCATCATTACTTGCTTTAGCCGAGAAACGCCTGTCTAGACTGATAGAAGGCGAGGACTTGGGGGTGTATTCCCTAGGCAAAGTACGTACTTTGGAAGAGTATGCAGCGTTTTCTGGAATTGATTACAAAGCAAAAACTGTATCTCCTAAAGCTTGGAGTGACTACAAAAGGATAGGAAATGACTGAACTAGACGTTATTGAATCAAAGATTGAAGAAAATAAAGCTAATATGACCATTGCTATATCTAGCGGCGGTTGTAAGGACTTTGGTGAGTACCAAAGAATTTGCGGGGTGATTTACGGTCTTAACCTTGTGAAGTCAGATATTCAAGACCTGCGTAAACAAGCGGAGAAATTTGCCAATGAATGACTTTAATATTAATGCTGTAAACCTTTCTGGAGTGCTTAACACCTCCACGGAAGAAAAAGCAAAACAAGTACCCGATCCGGTTACTTATCATCTTCTTTGTATGCTCCCCAAAGCGGAAGAAGAATTAAGCGCAACTGGACTGGTAAAAACTGTACAAATGATGCACCACGAGGAGCTTTTATCCCCCGTATTGTTTGTGGCAAAAGTAGGGCCAGATGCATTTAAAGATGAAAAACGCTTTCCAAGTGGCCCAAGCTGCAAGGTGGGTGACTTTATTCTTACCCGCCCCAATACCGGAACCCGAATGAAAATTCACGGGACAGAATGGCGCTTAATTAACGACGACTCGGTGGAAGCGGTGGTACAAGACCCCCGTGGAATCCAACGTCCATAAGGAGTTGTTATGGCTACTAAAGAAGAATATAAGTTTCCTGATGAGCAGGAAAACAAAAACGAGTCCGAGATTGAAATTGAGATTGAAGACGATACCCCCGAAGAAGATCGTAACCGAACCCCAATGGATGAAGCCCCAAAGGAAGTTACGGATGATGAGCTTGCTAAGTACGACGAAAGCGTAAAGAAGCGGATCAAACATTTTTCTAAAGGGTACCACGAAGAAAGGCGTAGGGCTGATGCCGCGCTTCGGGAAAAGGATGAAGCTTTACGGTTAACGCAGCAAGTTGTCGAGGAGAACAAAAAACTCAAAGGCTCGCTAAATACTAACCAAGCCGCCTTGTTGGAGCAAGCCAAAAAAGTGGTTTCCAATGAGATGGAAGAGGCTAAGGAAAAGTACAAACAAGCCATGTATTCTGGGGATGCCGACGCTATTATTCAGGCCCAAGAAGATATAGCTGTGGTAAGAAGTAAGCTTGAAAAAGTTAACAACTACCGCCCAGCCCCTTTACAAGATGAAGAATCTAGTGTACAAACTACCCCGGAACCTTCTGCGCCTCCTCCTGACCAAAAAGCGTTATCATGGCAGCAGAAGAACAATAAGTGGTTTGGTGTTGACGAGGAAATGACTAGCTTTGCCCTTGGACTCCATACCAAGCTAGTTAAATCAGGAGTCGATCCTCAGTCAGATGAATATTATGAGAGAATTAACTCTCGATTACGAAAAGTGTTTCCCGATGAGTTTGAATCTGAGAAACCGGCGGATGCGCAAACTTCGCCTCGAAAATCAAACGTAGCACCTGCTACTAGAAGTACTGCACCGCGAAAAATCGTGCTTACTCAGACACAGGTGAGTCTCGCCAAAAAGCTTGGTGTTCCATTGGAACTCTATGCTCGTAAGGTTGCTGAAGAACAAATGAGGAAATGATTATGGCTGAATCTAAACTAGCTCGTGAACTTGAAACCCGTGAGAAATTTGAGCGCCCTAAACGCTGGATGCCTCCCCAACTTCTACCCGACCCTAACCCGGAACCGGGATATGCGTTTCGTTGGATTCGTATTTCAGTTTTGAACAAAGACGATGCTACAAATCTTTCTTCGAAGTTACGTGAAGGCTGGGAGCCTGTAAAGTCTTCTGACCACCCTGAGATTCGTTTATTTGGTTCTACTGTTGGACAGTTTCCTGATAGCGTTATTGTGGGTGGTTTGATGCTATGCAAAACCCCAGTGGAATTTATAGAGCAACGTGATGCATATTTTGCTGGGCAAGCAGAAGCGCAAATGAACTCTGTAGATAACACTTACATGCGCGAGAGCGACCCTCGGATGCCTTTGTTTAAAGAACGAAGCTCTAGCGTTACTTTCGGTAAAGGTATTTAATTTTTTGGAGTTTAACTATGGCTTATCCTACAGTTAGCGCCCCATACGGTCTAAAGCCTGTCAATCGAATTGACGGCCTCCCTTATGCTGGTGCTATTCGTCAGATTCCCGTAGCTGCTAGTTTTGCAACCGCTATTTTTAATGGCGACACTGTACAAATTGACAGCACCGGTTATCTGGTTCTTTCTACCACTACCAACTCTGGTGCAGTCGTTGGCGTCTGTATTGGCGGTCAGTATGTAAACTCTAGCGGTCAAACCGTTCAGGGCCAATATCTGCCTGCTTTGATTTCTACGTCTACTAACCTTGCTTATGCATACGTTGTGGATGATCCTATGGCACTGTTTAAAGTAGCCGTGGTTTCGTCTGGCACGACCATGAGTTCCGCAGGTCGCACCGTAGTAGGAGCTAACTTGGCTTTGGTACTGAATGCTGGCAACACCACCACTGGTGATTCCGCGTATGCAGTTACCTTGACTGGTGCTGGTACTACTGCGACTATCCCAATCCGTGTTATCGACGTAGTGCCTGAGACTGCTACCGCAGCCGATACCTACACCGAACTATTGGTGAAGATTAACACTCACCAATATAACAACACCACTGGTGTTTAAGGAGTAAATCATGGCTATTTCACGCGCACAACTACTTAAAGAACTGCTCCCCGGTCTGAATGCATTGTTTGGTCTGGAGTACGCTAAATACGGCGAAGAGCACAAGGAAATCTACGAAACCGAAACGTCGGAGCGTAGCTTTGAAGAAGAAACGAAACTGTCGGGCTTTTCTGCCGCACCAGTCAAAAACGAGGGTTCTGCCATCGCTTATGACAATGCACAGGAAGCATGGACTGCTCGTTACAACCACGAAACCATTGCAATGGGATTCTCTATCACTGAAGAAGCTGTGGAAGATAACTTGTATGACTCGCTGTCTGCTCGTTACACCAAGGCACTGGCTCGTGGTATGGCTTATACCAAGCAAGTCAAAGCAGCTTACGTGTTGAACAATGCATTTACCACTACCGTCGTTTATGGCGATGGTGTGTCTTTATGTAATACAGCACACCCGCTGATTTCTGGTGGTACTAACAGCAATCGTCCTTCTACCGGCGCTGACTTGAATGAGACTTCGTTGGAAAACGCAGTTATTCAGATCGCTGGCTGGACAGACGAGCGTGGCCTGCTGATTGCAGCTAAGCCCGCTAAGCTGATTGTTCCTCCATCTCTGATGTTCGTTGCTACCCGTTTGTTGGAAACCAGCCTGCGTGTTGGTACTACCGACAACGATATCAACGCTCTGAAGAACAACGGTTCGATCCCTGAAGGTTACACCGTTAACCACTTCTTGACCGACACAAACGGCTGGTTCTTGACCACTGATGTACCTAACGGTTTGAAGCATTTTGTCCGTACTCCGCTGGCTAACAGCATGGACGGCGACTTCGATACCGGCAACGTGCGCTACAAGGCCCGCGAGCGTTACAGCTTCGGCGTGTCTGACCCTCTGGGTATCTTTGGATCGCCCGGTTCGTCCTAAGCCTTCGGGCTTTAAGAAAGGCTCCTTCGGGGGCTTTTTTTATTTGCACAGGTGTTTAAATTTGTGATATATTGCATCCAACCCGGGCTTTCCGGTGCATCAAACTGTCCCGGCAGACGACATACCGATTGATGTACCTAACTTGTATGTAAGGAATTATCATGGGATTCGCAACTCACCTTGGCCCTTGGCTGCTTGGCACGGTAAAAAACACCACCGGCACTACTGCTGGAACCATTCAAAACACTGGTACTACCCTAGTCTCCCAGACTAAAAAAGTAGTTTATACCGGCACTGTAGCTGCAGCCACTGCTACTACAACGCTGTTTACCATCCCAGCAGGATCACAGATTGTCAGTATTTTTATTGACACTTTAGTGGCTTTTACTGGCTCTACCGCAGCCAATGTGGTAGTTGGAACTTCAGCCACTACAAATTTGTTCTGGGCTTCTACAGACATCACCGCCCAAGGCCGCTTGGCTAATACTAATGCTGCTGCTAAATTGGTTAATTGGGCTGGCGCAACAAGTACTGCATCTCCTAACGGTATTGGTGTTGGCGCAACTGACGTTATTATTCAAGCAGCATTAACTCCTACCGTTGCTGATGTAACCGCAGGAACTGTTCAATACACTATCGTGTATGCCGTTGCAAACTCGGACGGAACTCAGTCTCCCGTGTCTGCTTAATTAATCTTAGGGGCTTCGGCCCCTGCTTTATAGGAGATTGATTATGAACCAGACACCTGTAAAACAGGCACACATAAACGCCAGTGGTTTTCTGGTACTTGGGCGTAACCGCGTAAAAGGCATTTCCTTTGTTGGGACTGCTACTGCGG